AAGTCAGGTTCACCGTCAGTTGATGTAAGTTTAATGACTGCACTCAATATTGTTACTCAGTATCGTGGCACATACAGCAACATACCAATCTTATGGGCACGCATGAAAGATCTATTATTCAACATGATTTCACCCAGAGATTACGGTACAGAGTATGGGCCGCTAAAGGTTGGACCGCAACGCATTGAACTGCCAAACGGTATGTCATTGTCGTATCCTGATTTGCGATACACGGATGGCGAGTTTATTTACACAACCCAAAAAGGCATCGTACGTACATACGGCCCCCGTCTGGCGGAGAACGTGATACAAGCACTAGCTCGTATTGTTATTACCGATCAAATGTTAGAGGTACACGCACTTCCAGAAGTTGATGTAGTATTACAAGTACATGATGAAATCATTGCATTAGGTTCTAAACTTGATTCAGATGTTACAATGGAAAAGATACTAAACATTATGAAGACTCCACCAAGCTGGTGTAAAGATTTACCGCTTGATGCAGAAGGAGGCGTAAGCCAAGTCTATGACAAATAAAAAATCAAACCTCATCCTAACAAGAAAAGTTGGTGATCGTGTCAGAGTTTACACGCCAGGTGGCGAAATGTGCACGATTACGGTTACCAACATTTCTCAACGCGCATGCAAACTCGCGTTCGAAGCGGATTCAACTGTCCGCATAGATAGAGAAGAGGTTTACAAAGTTAAGGAGAAACTATGAATATTGTATTTTTACAAGCTAAAAAACCTTTAGCTAAAGAAATCACCAAAGATGGCACTAAGCCATACCCACTTGTTAAAAACTTTACATCATCAGAAGAAGATATTTCTCTTGATAAAAAAGGTCTTAACAAACTATTTCGTGCACTCGGCGCTGCAGCAGAGGCCGGTGCGTGTATGCACAAAGGACCATTAAAACGCCCACTCAAAGATGAGCCCCGGGCTTTTATGTCCGACCGAACAGCTCCCACTGAGTTGCTTGTGTTAGACATTGATGGCCTACGTGCAACCCCAGGAGATGACATCCAAGCTATGGCCGATCGTATCGTGCTTCAGTTACCTGATATATTTCACGACTGTTCGTACATAGTGCAGGCCAGCGCTTCTTTGGGTGTAAAGAAAGATACAATCTCATTGCATTTATTCTTTCTTATGGACATGCCCGTACATCCAAAAACCCTGAAAGATTTTTTACGCAACTTAAATTATGAGTGTGAGTTCCTTGCAGAACAAATTACTCTATCGGCCAACGGCCAAAGTCTGTCGTGCGTGTTAGATCCGTCGGTGGCAGATAACAGTAAGTTAATTTACATAGCACCACCTAAGTTTGTTGGTGTTGAAGATCCTTATCCAAATGGTAGATTCATCAAGGTTGACCGTGGTTCAGCTGTTCTTAAAATCTCCTCGTCTTTAGTTGGGGTGAACCCTGAAAAAGTTCATGCCCTAGGTTTGCAGATTAAAGACAATCTTAGGAAGAAAAACAATCTTCCTAAAAGAACAGGTAAGTTATCCACGGTCAACGTTGCTGGTGAGTCGCACGAAGTGTTACAAAACCCAGACAAAATGACCATTGAAGTTACGCGTGTGTCAGAACCCTACGTCAACTGTAACGTAAACGGGGGCGACAGTGGAGGTTATTACTTCTTATTAACAAGCCCACATTATATGTACAACTTCAAAGGCGAACCCATTTGGGAGATAGAAAAAGCAGACGCAGACTTCTATCGAACTATATTTGAAATTTTTGCAGATAAAATAGATGCAGATACTAAAAAGAAACCAGTTGTCTTACGTGATTTTTACACAGACACATTTTATAACGGAGTATATGATGAAACCAAACAACAGTTTAGTGAAGACTACCCCCTCACGCCCACGAATAAAAACAGCCTTAATGATTTTCTTAAGTCTCATAGTCGCCCTACCATGGATTACGTTCCTGATGCTCGGGTCGTATTTGATCCAAGCAGTGAAGACGGTATTAACTTAGATACAGTCCCGTACAGCGTAAACTTGTTCAGGCGTACGTCGTACATGTTGCGCCCAGAAGAGAACGTAAAAGAACTTACATACGGCACTGCCATTGAAATCAAAAATGTTGCACCTAATTTTTACAAGTTAGTCATGCACATTCTTGGTAATGGTAAACCTGAGTTTGAACACTTTATTAATTGGCTTGCGTACATTTACCAAAACAAACGCAAAACTATGACCGCTTGGATCTTTACGGGCGTACCTGGGACCGGAAAGGGTTTGTTTGTACACAAGATTCTCAAACCTTTATTTGGTGAACAACAAACACCAATGCGAGCTTTAGAAAATATAGAAGAACAGTTCAACCTTTACATGCGCACAGCTATGTTTCTTGTAGTTGATGAGTTCCGTATGGCTGATTCAGGCTCAGTAGGCCGTATGGCTGACAAGCTAAAACATCAGATTACAGAACCCACTCTTACAATCAGAGCTATGCGTACCAACCAGATAGAGCTGCCGTCTTACACGAACTTTATATTTTTAACTAACAGAGCAGACGCAGTAAAAATCGAAGATTCAGATAGGCGTTATAACGTTGCCCCTAGACAAGAAGCTAAACTTGCAACTACACACAAAGATCTAATAGATAACTTAGAGATATTAGATAAAGAACTGTATATCGTGTCAGGGCTCCTGAACCGGTTTCAGGTTGATGCACGTATGGCTCACACTGCGTTAGAAAACGATGCTAAGAAAGAAATGAAAGAAGTATCTATGTCTGTACTTGAAGAATTTGCAAACGCAATACGTACACGCAACTTAGAATACTTTACAGAAATTTTAGATATTCCGCTTACAAACACATTTGACGCAGGCGGCATCAGCACGGCACAAAGATATGTAAAAGATTGGCTAGCACAAGCAGCTAATGAACAAGTCATACCACTCGCTCATTTCAAAGTAGTGCACGATGCAATGACTGACAGCCGTAATACCATCTCACAACGTGAGTTTGCTAAACGTATGTCCAGGCTAAACATCAAAACTGCACGTAAACGCATAAGCACGGACCGTACAGCTGGGATCCCCCGGGGAGTTGTATTGGCATGGAAAATAGACAATAATGTACGAAAGGAGTTAATCGAACAACATTTCGATGAAAGGGACTTAGGACTAATAGATGAAGAATCTAACACAATCCAAGCGTCCAGACCTAATCTCAACGGTTAAGGTCAAGGAGGACATAGAGTTAGGCTATATACCAGCCTGGTCATACTCTACCCTAAAGACTTTTGAATCATGCGCTTATCGCTCTTACATAGCTAAAGTTAAAAAGGTGCAAGAAGACTTCGGGCCCGCAGCGGCACGAGGCACGGAAATACACAAACAAGCAGAAGACTATGTATGCGGTAAGCTTGGGGAATTCCCTGACACACTCAAAAAATTTACATCTCAATTTAAAACTTTAAGAGAATTATTTGTAGATGCTAAAGTTGAACTTGAAGGTGATTGGGGGTTTACGCGCGGTTGGGAGCCGTGTGGTTGGATGGCCCCAGACGTGTGGGGACGCATCAAGCTGGATGCTTTCGTACACGAAACAGAAACATCAGCAAGAGTTATTGATTATAAAACAGGTAAAGCTTTTGGCAATGAAATTGCTCATAGCCAACAAGCACTTGTTTACGCAATTGGTAGCTTTTTTAGATACCCAGATTTACAGATTGCTAAGACCGAGATATGGTATCTCGATCACGGCACTATGTTAGAACAGGTGTACACTCGGGATGAGGCAATGGTCTTCATGCCCAAGTTACACGATAGAGCAATAGCTATGACTACTGCAATCAAGTTTCCACCAAACCCTAGCAGTTACAACTGCAAATGGTGTTCGTATGGCAAGGGTGAATACCCAGTTTGCGAATGGTCGGAAACGTGATATTATAGTATTAACGATTAACAAATAACGATTGACGATTAAGGAGTAACGATGAACGATATACCTGTGGCTTACGACCACCAAAAAAAGACTACTGATTTCATAGTAGCAAATTCAAAATGTATGATTACCTCGGACCCAGGCACTGGTAAAACACGCGCCGTGCTTGACGCACATGCGGCCATCGGGGGACGTACACTAGTCTTAGCACCTCTTTCTATACTAGAAGCAGCATGGGGCGAAGACATTAAAAAGTTTCAACCCAATATAAACTATGGAGTTGCTTACGCTAAAAACCGAGAGAAAGTATTTAAACAAAATGATTTAGATATGGTTATTACTAACTTTGAAGCTGTTAACTTTTTACGTAAAAACACACGTTACTGTAAACAGTTCGATACTATTGTCATTGATGAGTTTACTGCTTTTAAAAATCGTACAGCTAAACGTAGTAAAAACATCAAAGATATTATCCACCACTTTACTAACAGGATTGTCATGTCTGGCACTCCTAACAGTAATACTATTTTAGATATTTGGCATCCAACCTTGTTGGTCGACGACGGCGAACGACTAGGAGCTAGATTCTTTCAATTCAGGTCTCAAGTATGTACACCTAAGTTCAATGGCTTTGCCAATGAATGGATAGACAAACCTGATGCTGAAGATGCAGTTGCTATTCGACTGCGAGATATAACTATACGTTATGCGTTGTCCGAATGTATGGATCTACCAGACAACATAACACGTACGATAAACACTAACTTGTCTAAACAAATACAGCAAAAATATAATCTCCTTGCTAACGATTCTGTTTTATACACTAAGACAGGTACCGTTAATGCTGTTCATGCAGGAGCTCGTGTCAAGAAGCTGCTGCAGCTAGTTACAGGCGCAGTATATGATGAGGACAAGTTGGTGCAGTTTATCCATCAAGAACGTTATGACATAGTTATGACTCTTGTAGAACAACGTGCACACTGTCTGGTAGCATTCAACTGGCGACACGAACGCAATGCGTTAATTGAACTCGCAGAAAAACAAGGTGTAACCTATGAAGTTATTGATGGTACGGTCAAAGCTGAGAAGAGAAAAGACATAGTCGCACGATTCCAAGCTGGCCATATTAAAATGTTATTGTGTCACCCACAATCAGCAAGTCATGGGTTAACGCTTACTAAAGCTAACACAGTTATATGGTGTTCACCTACATACAATGCTGAGCACTTTCAACAATTCAACCAACGTATACATAGATCAGGTCAAACACAAAAGACCGAAACTATACTTATACAAGCGCGAAACACTTGGGAGCCCGAAGTGTATAAAAAGCTTAATACCAAGCTTGGGCGAATGGAAAATCTATTGCACATATTACAGGAGGTAGGACATGGCAAAGAAACTAAATGACTTATTGGCCGAATACGGTCGCGTGCGTGACGGTATCACAGACCTAAAAGCACAAGAAAAAGAATACAATGCGCAGAAGCGAGAGCTAGAAGCGCAAATAGCCATTAGGATGCAAGACGAAGGTCTTGAAAAAATATCTAATGGTGGACGAACACTCTCCCTTAAAAAGGAGATTGTACCTACAGTCGATGACTGGGATGCGTTGCAAGAGTACATAGCAAAAACCAGCAGGTTTGAACTATTACAAAAACGTATGTCAGCCACTGCCTATAGGGAAGCTATCGGTCTTGGGGATGACATCCCTGGGGTTGAAAGTACGGAGTTGACTAAAATAAACTTTAGATCAACATAATAATAACGAATAACGAATGACGAAGGAGGAATAACGATGTCAAACGATATTAGTGTAGTAACGAGCAAGGTTCCAGCTCATGTTAAACAGGGATCAAAACTGGGTAATGAGAATGTTTCATCTGAACATATCTCAGTACCAAGAGTAAAACTACTTCAAAAGATGAATCACGAAGTAGATCCAAACCATAGTGAGTATGTAGAGGGCGCCAAAGAAGGCGACTTTATTAACACTGTGACTGGTGAAAACTATGGTTCATCTATGTATGTAGTTAATACACACTTCAGAGAAGAATTTGTTGTGTGGAGAAAGCGTGAAGAAGGTGGCGGTCTAGTAGGGAACTTCCCAACTAGAAAAGATGCTGAAGAACATCTCGAAGATAATTCTTTAGAATCTGCTAAACATGACATTACGCAGACTCAAATCCATACGTTGTTGCGTTTGGACGAGAAAACATCTGAAGTCTCAGATATTCCATTTCTATTTGATTGCGCTTCATCAAAGCTCAAAGTATCTAGAGAATGGAATACTAAGATAATGAAACAAGGGGGCGATAGATTCGCATACTTGTGGAAGATGTCTTCTGTACCACAAAGCAATGCCAAAGGCTCGTGGGTTAACATCGATATTCAAGGTGTTGACTGGCTAAAAGATGAAATCTATGAAGGTGTAAAATCCTTCTACCAGGCTTCATTTGGCAGTAGCTAAATGTTACGTGCGTTCGACCTGCGACACATACTGTCGCAGGCACGAGCGTGTTAAAACATGTTACACTCCTTATGTGCGTGAAAAGGAGTTCATAAATAAAGTGCACAAGCACTTACCTAAAACCATCTATCGATGGAAGATCAACGACCCCTACCACGGGGGAGTTCCAGACACTTTTTACTCAGGTCGCAATGACCATTGTTTTATCGAGTACAAATACACAGAAAAAATACCAGCAAAAGAAACCTCTAAACTAAAGTTTAATTTATCCCCACAACAACGTATTTGGTTAAACCTTCAACTTTCTAATAACATTAAATGTTATGCCTGCCTGGCTATAAAAAACCAAGTTTACCTTACACAAGATTTTAATTTAGAATATATAACACTAAAAGAATTTAATAACCAAAGCATAACCTTTGATTCTTTTATAGAATTTATAACTAATATAACTATAGGCAATAAAAATGAGTGAATGTCCTCCGGAGTTCTATGAATGTCTTACCGAAGAAGAATGGGACGACATAGTATATCTCTTTGAAGAAAATGATATTGAAATACCACAAGCAATAGGTGATGTAGAAGCTGCGTCTGATTTTGTTTGGCAAGTTTTATTTTTATCGCCAATGGAATTAATTTACATAGGAATTACAATGACGGTCCTAGCAACTTACGGGTTGTCGATTTATTATATGTTTAAAAAAATACAAAAGAAGTTTAGTTAAAACAGGAGGTAAACAAAAATGACTGACTACGTAAACTCACCACCACATTACAATAGTGGAAATATAGAATGCATAGACGCAATAGAAGAAAGCATGACGTCGGAGGCTTTTAAAGGATATCTAAAAGGCAACATCCAAAAGTATATGTGGCGCTATGAAAGCAAAAAAGGCCTTCAAGATGTCTTAAAAGCACAATGGTACCTAAATAGATTAGTTAAAACGCTTGAAAAAGAAGAAACCCTCGAGGACGCACGGACAAGCCCGCCAAGCAATTTTTCATAGTTTTGGATTAATACCCTTAACCACACCAACAAAACGCAAGAGCGTCAATTGTGTGAGGTCATTTTTTCCCAGAATTGCGATTTCGGGCGAAAGAACGGTTTTTTGACCTTCGAACTACTTTTAAGTTAGATTTATTAGAGTTCATTGGATTTCCATCTTTATGATGTACGTCTTTTCCATCTCCTTTCTTAACTTTCCCTGCTCGTTCCATTATACGCCGCACTTTATTTCGCATGGCACGACGTTTCTTTTGTTCAGTTTTACCCTGATAATTCTTATATTCTTTTTTATAGTTTCTTCCCACTAAACAGTATCCATACACCAACGCCAAGCGTCGTTATCTTCATACAAGAATGCCTGACATTTTTTATACTGTTCTCTCCATTGGTCGGGGTCATAAGAATCAGACCACTCTAACTTAGAGTCTTCTGGTATTGGTATGAATTTTGATTGCGTTGAACAGCCGATTAAAAATATACTAGCCACCAAGAGGATTCTTATTGTCATCTTTTATCTCCTCTATACGTTTATCTAAACTTATTAAGTCAGCCTTCACTGTAGCTATATCTGTTTTAATGTTTGTTACATCGGGAATTTCAATTTTATTTATTTCTTTTTCTAAAAATTGTACAGATGTTTCTATTGCTGCAAAGCGTTCTTCAATAATTTGCACATTATCTTCTGCTTCGCTTATGCCGCCAATTTTAGCTTCTAAGTTTGTTATGCGGTTAACATAGGTAGCCCCTGTGTAACCAAACCCTGCAAGAGTTGAAACAATACCCACTAAAGCTATTACTTGTGTTGTTTTACTTTGTAACCAATCCATGGTGATTCTCCTATAAAGGTGGTTGTAAACTTATTATATCGTTCATTTTACTTATATTACTACCTGCAAGCCCATAAAATGCGTTTATGTTATCTGGCATGGTTTCAGTATAAATAGTCTTAGGCGTATACCATTGGTCCTGGTCGGCCATTACAACAGTTTGATACGTGTTAAAGCCTGGGACAAAACCCATGTACGCAATAATTGTGTCTTCCGAACCATACTCTCCTGTTTCTTCTTGTTGAGCTTCTACTTCTTCTTGTGCTGTCTGTAAATTTTGTGCAATTAAGTCTTCTACTGTGGTATCTGTATTAGAAGATGTATCCATAGAACTTATTGAAGTATCTATTTGATCTTGTACTGTGTTAGTAGATACATTAGCTACAACGACTGAAGTACTTATATCAGTCGACCCTGTGGAATCATTTGTAGAAGACCCGGACACGGACATAGAACTCATGTCCAGAACCTGGTTTGTTTGTACCGTAGCAGAAGCAAACTGGTCTGACATACTAGGGGAACTGGTTGTACTTATGCCTGCATTTCCAGAGGAAGCTCCTGTGGAACTACCACTTACAGCGTTACCAGAAGCTGCGGTGTTACCTGTAGCATGAACACTATTACCTGCGTTTGTACCGCTAACACTTTGTGTTGCAGTTGCTATGGTAGAAGAAACAACACGCAAGGCTATATCCCTACTAATAGAACTTTTACCCGTAGCTTCTTCTCTTTCTGCAGTTTGGAACTCTTCCTCAAAAACTTCTTCAAACTCTTCTATGATCTCTTCTCTCTCAATCCTTTCTTCTTCTATTTCTGCTTCTGCAATACGTTCTTCGATTGCTTCAAAAACTTCCTCTACGACTTCTTCTTCGAAGATTTCTTCAATAAATTCTTCTTCCGGTTCATCCAAATCTGCAAGTTCTTCTTCAATTCGTTCTTCAAAACGTTCATTAGTTTCTTCTTCAAACCACTCCTCCAATTCTTCTACGCTGTTAAACTCAATAAATGTTTCGGGTTCGCTGTAATCTTCTACTAAAAAGGTTTCTTGAAATATAAACTCATCTATTAATACTTCGTCTTGATGAAAAGGCTCATCATGGTGAGAGTTAAAAGCATCAACAAAAGGTAAAGGCTCTGGGTCATAGAAAACAACAAACTCTTCTACAAAAGGGTCCTCAAAATAATCGTTGGGGTTATCTCCAAACTCCTCAAAGGGCGGGAACATTTCTTCTTCAAAGATCTCTATAACTTCTATTGGGTCTTCAAACCCAAAGTTGTCGTCATGGTGACTATCGGTAAAAGCGCCAGTGGCAAACTGTTCTTGTTCATCTACAAATCCATAATCTACGTTAGTATCGTCAAAGAAAGCTACAGATTCTTCTTGTCTATAGCCTTGGCAGAACGGTGCATACTGCGGATCATCTGCGCATTGCTGATCATCATAAGCTTCCCAGTAGTTAGGGCAAGACTCACTATAAAGATCAGTGATATTACATTGCTGGGTTAGATAAGCATCTGCGTACCCACTACAGCTAGAATCATTTAATGGGTCACTACAGTCAACACCATTTCCAGACCCAGAGCCATATAAAGAACCGCCGTTTTCAAGGGTCGTGTTCATAGTTGTGTTGTTCCAATTAGTATTTACACAAGCAGAACCGTTAGTTGTGCCTGTGTTGCATTCATCATGGTAATAATAGGTGTATGAATTTTCTTTCTTAGAGCCTACTTCACCAATTAAAACATCATGGTTAATAATATCTAACGCGCCATAGCGTATGTCAAAAGAGTTGTTGTTCCAAAGTATGATCTCAAAGCTGTTGTCTGTATTGTTTCTGTTGTATTCTCTTAGATCATACCAACCGAAAATCATCTTGCTGTTATCACCCCAAGACTTCATGCGGGAGTTATTGTCTCTTATGAGGTCAGTCCAGAAAGGATAAAGGGTGTAAGTGTGCTGTCCGTTAATAGGGTCAGGAGTATAGTCATTGCAATAGCTGCCACTATTACCAAAATGGAGACATCCATTCGTTGCCATCCTCGCTTGTGTAAATGTAGAGCCGTAAAAAGTAAAGTTAAAAGAAAGATCAATTGCAGGACTAATGCCGTCATCTGAAACCTCGTAGGCTAACTCACCCTCAAAGTTGTTAGCGTTTGTCTGCAAGTGAAATAGGTCTTGTCCTGCTTCATATGTATATTGTCCATATACACTAAATGATAGCAGACTAGCTACTGCGTAGCATAGAATTCTTTTCTGCATTGTTTTGTAGTTTTAGTTTTTCTTGTGTAAGTTTTTTTAACTAAACCCACAACATCTTTGTTAATTTTGTCTCTGTTTGGATTAGCTTCGTGCGTGCACTGGGCAATGAATTCTTTCTCTGCATCTTCTTTGTCAGGCCTTTTTTGCGGGTTTTCCTCCCATGCTACAGTAGCTTCTTTACCAATCTTACCGTTATACGGACATGGAGTACCAGCCATTGACATAGCTTTAAACACTCTTTCATCCTGACATAACAGTGCAACCGATGCTACTTTCATGCCCATGTCATATAGATACTTAGATAATTTTAATCGTTCGCAGTTTTCATCTACTATAGTTTTACCACCCGACAAACCAAACACCTGACCTTGGAAAGCACCCGATACCCCCGTGGTACATAAGTCCTGTGAATAAGACATTATAGACGGAGCAATTGCAGATGCAGGTGGGGCTTCACTTTTTACATTTTGATTAATAGTTTGGGTACTATTTGACTCGTTAATATTTCTATTCGTGTTGTCAGATTTAGTGTTGTTGTTGTTTGTGTTGGTATTGTCTGTTGTAACGTTTGAATCTGATGTTGATTGATTTACGTTAGTGTTAGTATTTGTATTATTCGATGTTGAAGTTGAATTGTTCGTATTGTTAACGTTTTGATTGACAGTCGAATTCACTGTTGAATTAGAAGTCGAAGTATTAACGTTATTGTTTGTGTTGGTATTGTTCGAAGTCGAAGTTGCTGTCGATGTGTTGATATTATTATTCGTGTTGGTATTGACATTAGTATTCGAATTCGTGTTCGTTGCTGTCGTTGTAGTCGTGTTCGTGTTGGTATTGTTGTTCGTGTTGGTGTTCGTGTTGGTATTTGTATTAGTATTTGTATTGGTGTTTGTATTGGTAGTCGTTGTTGTATTGGTGGTATCTAAACTATTATTTTCACAATACTGTGAACCATTAACACAAGCTGTACCCGACTGCTGACTAGACTGAGCATTAACATTTATAGATATACCCGTAACAAGTGTTATAAGAAACATAAATGCTGCCCATACTATAATGTTATCGTGTTTTCTTTGGTCGTCGTCCTTCATTTATCCTCGCCTTTAAAACTTTTACTTGCACCACTTGTTCCAGCGTATAGACCAAACCATGCTGCGCCTGCACCCACGACAACTGATATAAGACCAGATTGCTCAAAGTTAGGTGCTTCTAAACCCATAAACCACATAACAGTTGTGTATAACAATATGATATAAACGGTTAAAAAGGCCCTTGGAAATATTCTCCAGGAGTCAACTGCTTGTGCTAAATGTATCCATTTTTGGTGTGGATTGACATTCGTGACGTCTTCTAGTTCTCTAATTTTATCTTTTAACTCTGATATCTCTTGGATCATAGCCATAAACTTATTGAGATCCATCTCAACTTCGTTACGGTCCATATCTCCACCAAATCTTCCGTGTCCGTCATTCATTAGTAATCACCCCATATTTTTGTTTTAGTCCCGCCGTGGTACTCCACTGCATGACCTTCGTCTATTAATATTTTGCAGATATCTTTACCATCCTCTGTATAAGGTATACCAAGGATTCTGCCGTATTTACCCTTACCCAGGGATTTAATTTTTATGCTACCTACGCACAATTCTTTTAATCTTTCTTTAGCCGCAAGGCCTAGTTTTTTTTCTGCTAAGTCTCGTGTTCTGGATTCGGGGGTATCTATGCCTGCTAACCGCACTCTTTGCTTATGTAGCTTGACATCAAACCCAAGGTCGAGCGAACAGTCAAAAGTGTCTCCATCGACGATTCGCTCTAAAGTTGCTTTGTAAACAAAAGCATCTGGCGCTTTTTTGGCCATCTACTTCTCCTTTGCTTTACCTACATTGATTGCGCACCAATCTACAATCTTGTAGATTTTGCCAAGCAAGATATCATCTTTTGGTGTTGGCGTCAGGGCACAAATAAGAGATGCGCCTGAAATAACCCAAGGGGCTAATTGAATCAATTTTAATGTTAAATCTAACATATATATTCTCCATTATGTTCCTCCTTGAACTAGTTTATTTATCTAAGTTTAACAGATTATTCTTCTTTTTGAGTAACTGTTACTTTTCTATAGTACACAACTACATCTTTTAGTTCTGTTATATATCTTTTAATTTCTTGCATGTTATAGGCCATGGTCTCGTAATCTGGTACGGTCATAGCTAAAAAAACAAGTTCGCCCTCTTGGTCCTCGATAAGAGCAAACTGTTCTTCAAAGTTTTCTGGGGTAATGGTAAGCCATCTAACCTGCTTGAGATCTATTTCTCTAGGCATAACTGGCTGTACTATCTGTCTATCAATAGGTTTAGCAGATACTTGTATTTCTCTAGTCGGAAGTAGGCTGCAACTGCAAGCCATCATCAAGACCATCAATATCAGAGCTGATGTTCTCAATGTCTTCCATGATATATTTTGTACCATTATTTATCTTCCTTTGCATGTCAACTGGGTCACCCATAATCTTGTCACTCAGTTCGTAGTTTTTAATAAATTCTGAATATCTATTTAGTTCTCTTTGCGCTGCTTGGCTTTTTACAGTCATGTTTTGTAGTTCCGTAGTTTGTAAAGCAAACTCGTTTTGTAAAGAAGTTATTGTTTCTTCTTGTGTAGCAACCGCGCTTTCTAATGCCGCATTGTTTGCAGTAAGTATTTGGACTTGGTTATAAAAATAATAGGTAGAAACGCTAAGGACTAATATGATACCTATAGATATTTGTTGCATTCATGACTCCTTCATGTGTGGGGGTGTTTACTTTCCTACTGCTTTTTGTGCCTTCTTATGTGCCGCAGTAAAAGTACTTCCCTTCATCATGAGGTTCTTCATGTACTTCATATGCTTTGCGGTATGGTGTTTAGAATGCCTACTCATAGTAGCCTCTTGTCTTTTAGTTAGAGACTTTTTACGTGTTGGTTTTTTCTTCGTTGTTTTTCTTTTGTACGCCATGATTTATTCTATCAATCTCCTGCTCTAGTAGCAACTAGGGTGCTGGATTATCTGCAGTTCTTCCTTCTAATAATTGTGCTGCATGGTGGTTTAAAAGTATATCTCGGTCTTGGTACGCAAAGGCTGACTTAATCCATCCAATAATTTTTGCATCAGTAAGGTCTGCAAGTGGCGTAAAGTTTATGGTTTTGCCAGTCATCGGGCAAGTTCCCGATCTGGTGTATTTACAAAAAACAAACCTCCAAGGAAAAGTAACATTATTAGAAGAGGTATCTGTAGCCGTAACATTAAAGTTAACCTCTGTTACGATGCCAGTAACATCACCTTCTTTTTCTGTCTTATACGATACTAACTCATATGCATAAGTGTAATCGCGCATTGTCCATTCACTCACTACTGTTCTCCATTATGTGCTGTATTTATAGAATCTTGCTGTTACTGTTAATGAATCCGGTGCAGAGTCTGCCTGTGCAAGAATAAACAAATTCACTGTGTTGCTTCCTGTGTATTCAAAGGCTTGCGGAATATTTGCAGAGTCAGAGCTTGAGAAAAATCTATCTACCTGCCCGGGTAACTTATCCGTTGTGCCGCTGTCGTACACTATAGCAGAGGTTCCTGAATCAAAATAAACCAAACTAACTGTTTTTACATGGTTAGTAATGCCTTGAAGTCTTACAAAGCCATGATAAAACCCTGCTCCTGATCCAACACTTGTAACAAACTTATACTGCATGGTGTTTGATGGTGTCCAAGGACCTATTGTCTGGGCCGCTGCTCCCGATGACGGCAGAGTTAAATTAGCTGTGTCTATGCGAGTAGCAGATATTGTACCTGTTGTTATTCGAGCACCGTCAATGGTAGTAGAACCACCCGAACCAACGTCAGTCGCTCTTAAAATAGCAGTATCTATACGGTTAGCAGATATGGTGCCCGTAGTGATGTTTGCACCATTAATAGTTGTAGAACCCCCTGTGGATAAGTCTGTGGATACTATAACTGAAGAATCCAAACGGGCTGTGCTTATTGTCCCCGCAGTAATTTTAGAAGCGTTTATGTTAGCTATTTTTGCGTCTTCAATAGTTGCATTAGCAATACGTGCATTTGTTATAGCTCCATCTTGTATACGTGCACTGTCTATAAAAACAGTGCCCCCACTAACAATAAAAGGCGCAACATTTGTAGACCCACTCCAAATAGCAAATTTGTCAGCTTGGAACTGTACGTAGGACTGGGCCCCTGAACCATTACTAGCATTAGATCCAATAACCATGCCTGCAGCTGACTTACTGCCATTCGATTCTGTTGAAACTTGCAGTACAAACATCGCATTTAAATCACCAGTGTGGCTTGCAGTGGTTGTGTTTAAAGTACTTATAGAACTCGTATGCCCGCCGACTGTAGCACTTAGATTAGTAATTTCAGTAGCACGAGCAGTATTAGCCGTGGTTAAAGTAACTACATCACTTTGCGCTGTTGCCATAGCCGCAGTTAAAGTACTACCAGTAAAACTAGTAGCTCCAAATAAGTTAACTAGAGTTGAATCACGCCCGGCTACCCAAGCGTTGTTTGATGCATTTCTTATATAGATTTGACCATCATCTGTATCAAACCAAATATCATTGGGTTGTAAAGCATCACCGTTTGTTCTAGTGCTAGGTTCACCAGAACTTTTAATAATAGTTGCTGCTGTTGTACCTGTAGCTAATAGATTATACCCAGGTAAGTCTGCTAGAGTTTGACTTAACTGCGTCATAACTTCGGCTATATCTTCTACTGTGTCTGCTTTTGTACCGTTTGTTTGATTAAACGGGCCTCTTACATCGCTAGTGCTTACAAACCGTACCCAATAAAAATAAGTTTGATTGTAACCAACAGGGTCGGTGGTGACAAAAGCGCTAGTGGTTGTAATAAGAGTAGCGGTGCCCACTTCATCATCTCTTGAACGCCACACTTCTGTGTATGCATGGTTAGTATATGGTGCTGTGTTCCAGTTAATTATGATTTCGGTAAAAGCTCCAGAAGCTTCTAGCCCCGTAGGAGCAGGTGGAATACTTAGATCCCCAATAGCATCGTCGTTAGGTATGAATTCTGGTGTGGTTCCGTTGGGGTCAAAAGGCTTGTTAGTAAGCTTCTTAGCCATACCAGAGTCTATTAACTCTCGTAGTGTTATAGCTCTATCTAAGGGATCACCTAGCCTGCCCAGTCTAATTTCCTGGGCTTCTTTCATAGACTTAAGGGTATCAGCTAATTCTCTATCTACTTTAGTTGGTATATTTTTTAACGCAGGTACCTTAGTACTCATCAAATACCCCTTAATTCATCTATAGACTCTCCAACGCAAATTTCGTTGACAATAGTGGCACCTTCTACTTCTACGGCAAAAGTTTTATGTACACTCGCTGGTAGTCTTAGTATAGGTTCGGGTATAGAAGTAGAACTAAAACTAGGGGTAGTTCCAGTGACAGCAAAAACACTACCAGAAGTTGCGATTGATGCGTTATAAATAACAGAGCCATCGCCATATACTTTAACTCTTACGGGGTATGATTCTGCTTCTACTTTTACAAAACCCATGCTAATTGGTTTTGGCATAACATACTCTTTTGATTTCCAATTAAACGTTAAATTAGTACCACTGCCTTGAAACTTTTTAATCGTGTTACTTATAATTAAATAT